GTTTGCTGATTTAGAACCTGCTTTAAGTTTAGAGGGTTTAGTTGTTACTGCTGTTTTTAATTTTGATCCAGGGTTTGCTGCTCTGTAAGAGGCAACACCTTTTTTGTTTAATCCACCTGAAGCAGATTTACCTTCTTTTCTTTGCCACGCGGCTGTTCTCATTATGCTTTTTTAGTTGGTTTCTTTGCTGTCTTAGCTGCTGCTACAAAATTAGCTTTTTTTGGAGCGCCTTTACTTCCAGGTTTTCTCATAGTCTCACCAGAACCTGCTTTAATTCTTTTTCTTTTTGCTTGTATGTTTGCGTATAGTCCACGTTTTGCCATTATAATTTTCTCCTTTTTTAGTTATCACACTGGCATCTTTTGCCAAGTATTTTTTCTATTATATGTTTTATAAATTTTTTAATTTTTTGCATTATGTTTTTTTATTTTTTGCTATAAATTTTGCTTTTGGATCCGCCGCTGTTATTTTAGGATTATTGTCTATGCCATGAATAACACTTTGCATTCCAAGATTAGATTTACCTACTGCTTTTTTACTACCTTTTTTATACATAGGTCGACCCATCATACCGCCGCCCATTTTACCTTGTCTTTTTACTGTATCTTTAAGTTTATCTAAAGCTTTGTCTGATTTTTTAAATGTTTCTTTTAAATTAAATCTAGCTGCATCTAGTTTTGCTTTAGCTGCACCTTGTTTAACTTGTTCAACTGTTTTACCACCTGTTTTTGCAAAAGGTTTAACAGCTTTATATAAATTGTATAGTTTACTTAATCCCATTATTTTTTTACTCCTTTAAATATTTGTGTTCCCTTTATACCATAAATACTAGCAACTACAAGTATCCATAAATTTGTAAACCATTTCGGAAGTTCTGAAAACATCTCAAAAAACAGTTTTACCTTGTCCATTGCAGTTGGATCGTCGGATACCACTGCCCAGGCCAAAATTGCTATAGGTAAACTGAGAATTACTAATACCGCCTCGTCTTTCCAGTCAGAATCTCTTGATTCTAAAAGTTTACCTTGATAAGCTTCTTCTCCAGAAGCCATACGAGATGCATGCATTAGTTGTGCATCAGACATTGCCATCTTCGTTTTCTGACGGTTAGCGTAAATTTTACTACCAGCAGAAACGGCTAATTTAATTGCCGAAAACCACATATTAGTACCAGGTTACGTCTTTTTGTTTTCTTGCGGCACCCGAACCTTTAACAGCGTTTTTATTACCCACTGATAAAGCACTTTTGCCTCTAATACTAGTTTCAGATCTTGGATCAGTAATAACTTTACTAGCCTCCATCTTAACTGGTTTAGATTTTTTGTAATTCATCATATTTTTTTCTCCTATTTGTATTGTTAACCTATTTTTGTTTACTTTTAAAGCTATTTGACATCATTTGTTTCTCTATTGATGTTTCTGCACGTAAATTTGCTAAATCTTCGTTCTGTTCTAGCTTATCTTCAGTTAAATCTTTAGCTTGAACTAGTTTTGCACGTTCTAATTCCATTTTTTTATTCATCTCTTCTTCTTTTCTTTGATTTTCCATTGCTCTAAGATCAACTTCTCTTGATTTTAGTTTTAATAAAGGATCTGAATCAAATTGAGACGTAATTTTGTTTTCTTCCTTCATAAACTCTTCTGTCATTTCTGCAATCAACACTGCTTTTCTTGCTTCCATTTGAATATTTAACTGTTCTAGTTGTTGAGCAGCTTGTGGGTTATTGGCTGCTTGTTGTTGAAGTTGTTGTGCAGACATAATTTGTTCTCTGAACTCTAATTGAATTTGTTCTTGAGACATTAAACTAATATGCTCTAAAATATTTTTTTGAATTGCAGCCATCACAGGTGGATTATTTCTAACCATGTTAGTAGACATAAAATTTAAATGTGCTGTTATATGCGCTCTATGATCTTGGTTTGGAAAAGCTTTGAAAGGTTTACCACCTAATGAATCTATGTGTTCTAAACTTGGATCTTTAGGTGCTTCGGGTGCAGGGGGTGGTAAAATTTTATCAATATCTTTTATACCCAAAGCTTCATACATTTTTCTGTAGATCGCATACATATTATGTAGCTGTGGATTAGATGTAGCTAATTGTAATTCTGTTTGAGCCAAAGTAATTCTTTGTGTCATAGAAAATATGTTTGGATCAGCAACTGGTGTGATATCTATTCTGTCATCAAAGTCAGTTTGTTTAATTGTTCTTTGAGCACCAACAACATCGTAAGGATATTCAGGTGGTAGGTAAGTTGCAATAATTTTACCTAATAATTTAAATTCTTTTTTCATTGCAGAGTAAAGTCTTTTGTGAATTGCTGACATTACTTTAGAGCCTCTTTCTAGAAGAGCCATCGTTGTACCTACAGCTGCATTTTGACTACCTTCGCCTGTTTGTAATTCTGATATTGATGCAAATCTTTGACCTGCTTGAACTACGATACCCATTAAAGCTAATAATGTTTGAGAAGGTTCTTTGTATGGTAATGGATAGAAAGCATCTCTTAGATTTCCTCCTGGTGCATCTACATCTTTAAATTCACCTGGTTGAATTGGAGAAGCTTCATCTCTAACTCTTACACCTCTTTGTTTAAACCCTGCTGGTAAATTTGATAATGTACCTGCGTCTAATAATTGACGGAGAGCAGACGTTGCCGTTCTACTTAGTCCGCCAATCATATGAATTAATCCAAAACCATAGAATCCTAGTCCTGGCAGAAATTTGAAGTGGACAAAGTATTGAACTCTTTTTCTTTTTGGATCATTAGGTGCGTAGTTCCTTCTTATGGAAAGAACTTTTGTACTACCTTCATCGATAGTTACGATGTACGGTAATTTAATTCCTGTTGGTTCTCCTTCTGGACCCATATCTTCAAAACCATCTATATCTAAATCAACATGACATTCTAACAATGTAAATATATTTTGTTGTTTGCCGGATTTACTAATTCCTTCTAATTCTTTTTCTTTATTTGTAATTTCATCTTTTACATTATCTCCAGCTGTGCCTAAATCTATATCTGAATAAAAACCACCCACTTGTTGTTTACGTAAATCGTTTTCTGAAATTTTAAGTACGTGCATAATTGCAGCAGCGTCATCTAAACTATTTGCTGTGTAAGGAACGATTAAATCGTCTGCAGGTACAAATTTAGAAACCGCTCTACCTAATAAATCATCATAATAAACTTTTTTAAATGTAGATCCTGATAAAGGTAAATGAAATAACATAGAATCAAATTCTGGTTCATATTCTTCCATTTGATCCATGATCTGATAGTTCATAAAATCTTTTACACGTTGTGCTTGAGATTCTTTTTCTGTAGAATTGCTTCCTAAAATTTGTGTTCTTACTGGGCCATCTGCTGGTAATAATTCTTTAAATGCTGTTGCTTGAAATTGTGTAACTGCTTCAGCTAACACTGGATGTGTTGCGCCGGATGATCCTTGAAAGGGTTGATTTCTATTTTCGTATTTAAATCCTAATAGGTCAAGTCCTTCAGTATAAGCTCTTTCCCATTCTTTTCTTGAAGATTTATAATCTGTGTAATTAGCTCTAAGTTCACTTCCAATTGGATCTAGAACTTCGTCTGGTAAAATATCTGCAAGGTTATCGAAATGTGATTCTGTTGAAGGTTGGTTCACGGCTGACGGGTCAAAGTCAACGGTTGCTCCACCATCTTCTCCTGGTATAATTTCTACTGGGCCTTTTTGTGTTTGTTCTTCCGAAATTTGAACTTCAGTATCTTCCGCACCTGGAAGCTCTACTTGTGTTCTTGTGTTCGGGAGTCCTTTATCTATCTCTGCCATTTAATTTCTCCATGTTCTTCTTATCTTTTTTTATTACTTTACGCAACCCTTGTGAATCAGGTCCTTTAAGAGGAGGTATTTCATTTAATTTAACATACTTCATGTTTTTAACTAAAGTTGGGTTTTTCATTTTTTTAATATTCCTGCTATACCACCAGATGCAAATTTACCTGAAGCTCCATAGTTCTGTTCATCAAATCTTGGATCTTGACTTTTTATTCTAAACTTGTCCATAGGCGTAACAACATTTTCCATAATATCTTTATATCGAGGTTCACCCATACCAGGTATAATCTGTTGAAAGTAAGCTCTAAAATAATCATCATCACTTGGTAAGGTTTCTCTTGGTGCAAAAGTTTTTTTAGATACACCTGCGTCTATTTCAATTTCATCAGATATATTTGGAATACCTTTGTCTACATCTCTTGCAGTTCCTTCTGTCAACATTGACTTTGCTCTATCCGAAT